GGCGCAGAAGGATCTGCTACAATATCTGCCGCTGTGGCCAGATGAAAGTCTCCTTGAACGACATTGACGCCGTTTTCCATTTTAAGAGAACCCATACCTCTTGATGACACACCTAGTTGTGCGCCACCTTCAATAAGGTTTCTTGCAATGTTACCCATAGGGGTTTCAAGAATTTTTGCTTTGCCTATCCAAGCATTTCCTTCTTGACGTAGNCCAACAATTAAGTGAGACACACGATCAAGNTTAATGGATGGNGTGTCTGGATGTCCCAGTTCACCAAAGGCACGATTTTTACTAATNTATTCTTCNCTGTAACGATTAACTTCATTACGCATGGTTTCTTCTTTATACATGCGTTTGTTTTTGTTAACAGATTCTGCTACTAGAAACGGACCCTCAATAAAAAGAGTTTTCTTTCCATCTTTTTCTTCCGTTAAGTATTGTACCGATTCGGTAAGTTCTCTAATTAGTTTCATTTTAATCCTTATGGTCTTATGCCGTAACTACCGTAATTAAATGCAGCTGGATCGTTGAACTGACCACGTTGATAGTGTTCGTTGTCTTTGCGTAATTCTAATATTAATGTATATGAATTGTTTGCGAGCATGCCTCTAGTTTGAACACCTATATCACCTTTGGAGTTTGCTGTTCCTTTTGTGTTGTTTGGTATTGTTACCCAGTTACNTTGGCCATCAAATTCACAGGTAGAATTTAACATGAATATTGGCGCGGTAGTATCCGCGTGCCAAAATAAATTAACATCACCATTATTAGGACCTGAGTACCACAAACGATTCAGAGATAAACCATAGTAAGATAGTGCGCCTGTATTTGCGGTCGATGCAAGTAAGTTTGCTTTCGAACTATCTAATGCACCATACAATGAGTTAGCTGTAATTCTTCTGTTGTTATCTTCTTGACCAGTACCATCAAACTTACCGGTTAACTTAATAACTGCATGTTCTGTTGTGTCTTTAATGACTTGATATGAAAATGAATTTGCCATTTGTAATTCCTGTTATGTTTGAATAATATTTATACCAATGTCAAAATTATTCAGTTTCGGTTGTAGCAGGTTCGTCTGCATATACAACTTCATTTTCGGAAGTTGCATCATTTGAATTCATTAGTTGTTTTGCAATTTCAACTTTGTGTGTTTCGATATGAGACATAACTCTATCGTGTAAAGCAGAATATAATGCATTACGCATTTCATTTGCGTTATCTGTTTCTGCGTAATCTATGATTTCTCTTGAATTTTCCATTGTTATCTCCTAATTATAAAATGCGTTTCAGTCTTGTAAACGTTGTTTCGATTTCTTCTAAACTAAGATCACCCTTAATTGATTTAGAACCACCAGAACTTTTTGAGTTTGGTTTATTTTTTGGCGTCGAACTACCACCAGTAGAACCAGAATCACCAGATGTTGCGGTATCAGGCATGAGCTCAGCCTGTTTTACCATTTGATCTGTCTGAACTTGACCCATCATTTGTTGTTGTGCAACATCGTTTGTTACTGAAACTGGCAAGCCAAGTCCCATTTCTTTTTCATTTTCAATCTCAGTATCCATTTCGGCAATCTCATCATCTGTTAGACGCAACACATTTTGTTGAATCCATTTTTGTGAAAAATAACGGCCTGTATATGGATCAACTGATTGCAACAACGTTAATCTTTGTGACATCAATTCGGCTTCTTTTAATTCGGAGAAATTGTTATCTTTAATGAAATCATAATGAATGTTTTCTTTGAATAATTCCCATTCTTCATCTGTACAAATTCCTTTTAATACACATTGTACACGTAATGCTTGGTTGAATACTTCGGAAAACTTACTTCTTAATCTGTCCACAAATTTGGAGAACTTTAACTCATCTCTTGTAATTTCTGATGAACGGCCAAGTGAGAAACCTTGGTTAGGTTCTAATCTAGAAATTGGAACACATAACGCACCATAGAGTTTCTTTTGAAAATATTTAACGTCTTCCAACTCACCTAGGTTTTGACCACCAGGCAACGTAGTGATTTCTGTACCTTTGCCGCCTTCTCTACGTGGCAACCAAAAATCTTCCATCATAGACATAAATTTACGGTCATCACGTACTTCACCTGTATTAGCATCATAAACAAGTTTATTTTTATACTTAACCATAATATCACGCATGTATTGTTCTGCTTTTAACTTAGGTAAGTTTCCAACATCAATATAAAAAATACGGCGTTCAGGAGCTCTTGATATACGGTAAATAACAGTTGCATCTTCTATCATGCGTAACTGATTTAGTGGTTTGATTGCTTTATGTAAATAACTTAGAACAACCGCGCGGCGAGAATCCATAAGACCAGATACCACGGAAATAATAGAATCTGTTGTAATGCGAACACCGACAGGACCAAAATTTGATGCACTACCACTAACAACTTTGTCATTGTAAATATAGTACTCATTGACTGGTTCCATAATGTCTGCACCAGTTCTTTCATCCTTTTGCTTTTTTATTTCACGAACCTTACGTAATCTACGTGGGTCTATGTAACGAAGTTCTTTGATGCCTTCTTGTGGATTTTCACGGTCAATAATAATGTGGTAGTACATTCTACCATCAACATAATAACGGCGAAAGATATCTTGAGCCATGTTTTGATAACTCAACATACGCAAAACAGTATTAAATTCTTCTTTGATGGATTTTTTAATCTTTTCTGTAACTTTTAAATCATCTAAAATGATTTGTGTTATTTTACCATCATCGTCTTGTACAATAGCTTCATTAACTATGTCATCTATCGCAGATTCAATCTCAGGTTGCATTGCCATTTCACGGTAACGAGAAATGAGTTCTACCTCATTTTTTGCGGTACCATCAAGGTCAACGTATGTGCCGTAATAAGCGGCAGATGTAATAGTTAATGCACCATCGTCTTGTGTGGGTGGCGCGAATGATTGTTGAACGGCATCATCTTCCTCGTTCTTAGCACGAGAAATTGTAAAACCAAAAAGTGAAAATTTATTTGTGTTGTTTGCCATATTTGTGTGTAATTATAAAATCAAAAAAACATGGGAGACCCTATTGNGCCTCCCGCATATATCAAGTTGTTGTATTTGTTTCCCAGAATTGGTAAGCAAAAGTACATGTATATTCTTCAATTGCGTCATTTGATCCCCAATCTAAATCGATTGGAGATAAGTCTAATGGAAATGCGCCAACAAATTTATATTTTTTCAATTCGTTGCCAGTTTTTCCATATTGAATCACATTAGCGTCNACAGCATATCCATTANTATTTTGTGCTGNAACATTTCTAACGTTACCTGCATGACTATTAATTGAATTCATCCAATTTTCTAAAGAATTTCTAACAACAAAATCTTCATCGTTAATAATTGTTAATGTCCAGTCTGCAAAAGTTCTGTTGCCAGCAAATTTCATTTCACGACCAAAATAAAATACTGGAACTGTACCNATTGATGAACCTGGTAATTGAGCTGTTTTAGCNAAAAAAGTTATTTTTTGGCCAGCAGCTGTAGCGTTTGATACACTTGTTGGAAATATTAAAGAAACAGAGAATAGATTAGGACGAGCACCGTCACCAATCATATTAGCTCTGAATTCTGCTACATTAAATGCCATTGTTTTCTCCTATTATCGTTTTATTTATTAAGCTGCACCAACGATTGTCACGAAATCAACGCCGGTTCCAATAGCAACAAAATTCAACTGAATGTAGTTGATTGAACGAGCTGGCTTGATGTAAAGGTCACCAACGAATTGGTTGCTGTCAACAACTTGTTGTGTATTATTTGTTGAATCACAAACAACTTTAAAATCTGTGATACCACGGCGACCTTGAATATCGCGCAAGAAAGGAGTTACGAGTGCAACAAATTGTGCTCTTGTAAATTCATCATTCAATTCAAACATTGAAAATTTGGCAGCTTGTGCGATAGATTTTTCCAATGTGATGAACAATCTACGAACATTGATTCTATCAAATGCAGAAGGTTTATTCAATAAAGTTTTGTCTCCAAATAATACCGTGCCTTGGCCAGGAAAAGAAACAACTGAATTGACACCAGCTTTGTAAAGTAAATCGCGGAATGGCTTAGTTGGATTCCATGATAATTTAATAGAATTTTTAATCGCACCACGGTTGAAACCTGCTGGTGAGAACCATGGATCACGAATGTTATCGGTGTATACACACAAACCGGCAATGTCGCCGTTTAATGGTATCCAACGATATACATTGTTATATTTGTCTAATTGATATTTCCAACCAGAATCGGCCATAACATAAGACGATGTTCTACTTAATGAAGTTAACCAATTTATAATATTTGTGCTTTCATTTCC